GAATGAACATACCAGAATATGTAGTACAAAGATATAAAAAAGAAAGATTTGCTGAAACAAGAAAGGCAAAACTAAGACTATCAAATATCAAATTAGAAGAAATCACTCAAATTTTAAGAGGTAAATCCAAATTTATAAAACACTAAAATATGCCTGAAATGAAAAACAACTTTCAAAGAGGTCGAATGAACAAAGACCTTGATGAAAGATTAGTGCCAAATGGTGAATATAGAGACGCTTTAAATGTAGAGGTGTCTACTTCTAATGAGTCTGATATTGGTACTTTACAAACTATTAAAGGCAATGTGTTTTTACCAGGTCAACTACAAAGTGGTGTTTGTATTGGTTCTATAGCTAATGATAGAACTAACAAACTATATTTTATGGTTGCTGGTGAAGAAAGAGACATAATAGTAGAATATAACTACACAGATGAATCTTTTACCCCTGTGTGTGTAGATAATCATGCGGCTACAGGTGTTAGAGCTTTAAATTTTAACGCGGATTATTTAATTACAGGTATAAATATTATTGAAGATTTATTATTTTGGACAGATAACAATTCTGAACCTAAAAGAATAAATATAACAAGAGGTAAAGCGGGTAGTCCTAATTGGTCTACCCATACTAGTTTAATGGTGCGAGATACTTCTTTAAATGCAGCGCCAAATGCACTTGTTGATTCAGGAAAACCAATAGAAGAAGAGCATTTAACAGTTATAAGAAAAGGTCCTCCAGCACCTGTTTTAGAAATGATAGATGCTGCTCGAGGAGATCAAGATGGTGACAACGATAGAGGTGGCGACGAATTAACAAGAGAATTAGCAGGTATAGGGCTTAATGGTAATCTTGACACGTGGATAAATATAGATACTGGAGAGCTAGCGGAGCAAATAATTATAAAAGTAGCAAGCGATCCAGATGGTGATACCGGCTACCAACGTGGTACAGACTTTCTTGCTGGTGATTATATAATTGTATATGCTTGGGACGATCCTACGGTTAGAGTTAGATTAAAAGTTCTTAGTGGTGGTTCTGTAGGTTATACTTGTTCTATAGAATCTGGAGATATTGAGATAACAGATTACGAAAGATGGGTAGCAACACTAGAAAGACCAGATAGTTTATTTCAGTTTAAATTTGTAAGATTTGCATGTAGATATAAATATGAAGATGGCGAATACTCAGCTTTCTCACCTTTCACCCAACCTGCTTTCTTACCAGGTAAGTTTAACTACGTACCAAAAGAAGGATACAACCTTGGTATGCTTAACAATGTTAGACGTTTAGCTGTAAAAGATTTTGTTCATGATAGACAAATATCAGATAATGTTATTGCTATAGATATATTATATAAAGAATCAAACTCTGCAAATGTTTATTCTGTAAAAACAATAAAAAGAAGAGATTATAATCCTAATAAATGGGATGAGTGGAATGCTATATCAAAAGACACGGTGTCTAACCCAAGTAATATAGATTTTTGGGAGGGAACAAAAGGTAGAGTGAAAGGATATATGCCTATAGATTCAGAGATGATACATGCTACCTTGCCAGCTAATCAGTTGTTAAGGCCTTGGGATAATGTACCTAGAAAAGCTTTAGCGCAAGAAGTTATAGGTAATAGATTAGTTTATGGAAACTATTTACAAAATTATAATTTAGAAAATTTAGATTTAACACCAGGAGATAGTAATATTAAAGTAGATGTTAAAGTATCTATAGACAGTCGCAACATTGGAGGCACACTTCCAGAAGAAGTACACGCTGGATTATTAGATCATATAGATTATAATCCAGCTAAATCTATAAAATCACTTAGAACATATCAACTAGGTGTAGTTTATTTAGATAAGTATGGTAGAGAAACACCTGTTTTCTCTGAAGACAAAAGAGGTTCTGTTTTAAATTTAAATCAAATAGCCCCAACAGAATCTTCTATTTATGTAGAAAAAAGTAAAGCTCCTAAAAGAAATTCTTTACTTGCTAAAATGGAAAACAATCCACCTGACTGGGCTACTCATATGAAATTTTTTGTCAAAGAAACTTCTAACGAATACTACAATTTATGTATGGATCGTTGGTATGAAGCTGAAGATGGTAATATATGGTTGTCTTTTCCAAGCGCTGATAGAAACAAAGTAGATGAAGAAACTTTTATAATACTTAAAAAAGAACACGATAATAGCGAGTTTGTTAACGAACCTGGTAGATATAAAATTATAGCAATTGAAAACGAAGCACCTAGATTTATTAAGTTGCAAAACATATCTATG